CGATGGTTTGTGCAGCTGCGCCACGCAATGCTCCAGCCAAAGTATCTAGTAGGCCAATAGCCATCTTCTCTCTGTCTTGCTCGGTAGGCTGTCCAGGCTTAGGTACATTTAAACGTGTACCAACAAAGGCTTTATCCATACCAGCCATCTCAGACTTAGGAGCAGATACCGTTACTGTACCAGCAGGCAATACTTCCTCTGGCATCCGCATGGCATTGGCTAGGTCTTGCATATACAATTCTTCTAGCATCTTATAAACCTTTTTGTATTTTCAATATTGCGTCTGCCTCTGAGTCGTTAAAATCTAAACGCTTCAAATCTTCTTTGGTATAACTCTTGCTGCGGTCATATACCAGCTTTTTCTCTTGAAACTTTTTCTCAATGCGCTGTTGCTTGGCTTCGTTTTGTTTAATGACTAACTGAGCTGACTCACCCTTAACTAATATTTGAGCAGCCTCAAAAGGATTAAATGGCTCTCCAGCTGCGCGAGCTTTCTGCTGCTCTATTTGCAATTGAGTAGTTAGATCCGCTACCGTTTTCTTTTCCTGACCAAAGCCGGGTGCCATCATATCCGGCACGCCTAACGAATTGCGAATAAACTCACGGGCGCGAGTCATCTCAGGATTGTCATTACGTACAATCTTCTTGAGGGCGTTTGCCTGTTTCCAAGTAATTACTTTATTGTTTGCCAAGTCATCAAAGTAAGACTCACCTACCATCTGACGATCTGCTAAAGATTCAAACTGGCCGTACATCATTGTGTTAGCTCCAGCGCCTTCTCCGCTAATCAACGCTTTACGTTCCTCATCTGGCAAAGTAATGCCAAAAGCTTTAGCTTGATTTAGTACTTGCTGGCCGCTAATCTGACCAGCATAAAACCGATCTTTAGTAGCGTTCATCTCGTCTGCATTAACTGCTGCGTTCAATTCGCCTGTACGTTTCCATGCGGTAGCTACTTCACCGTTACGGTCTACGTACATCTTAATTAACTTGTCTTTATTAACGCGAGTCATTACGCGGTCTAACTTACCAAAGTCGCCAGCCTGCATCTTACGCAATCCCTCTACAGGATTCTTAGCAAACTCTGGGCTAGCTGTGTAATCCACAATCGCGCCCAGCAATGCGCGGTCAAAGTCTGCACGTTTCTCAGCAAAGAACTGTGGATCGTTTGTTTGCCCAGCAATATCCATTACTCGCTGACGCTCAACTAAGATACGCTCGGCTAGCAGTATTGGATCTGCCTCTACCCGCATCAGATCAGCAATGATAGTAGGTGTCTGCGAAATTAAATCATCTGCGTTAGCTTTGACACTTTCACCATAAATCTTATAGGCGCGGTCTGCTGCCTTGGCGTATACAGGAGCTCCAGCGCTACCAGCTGATGCCCTAAAGCGCAAACCCTCCTCGGGTGATATGCTGGAGATAGCTCTACCATATCCATCAGTAATTGCTTTAATTTCAGACTGCACGTCTTTTAAGTTAAACGAGCCAGAGTCAACCATTCCGCTTAGGCGTGAGAACTCATTACGTACTTTTACTTCTAACTCATTGCGGAGTTGAGCTGCTTGTACTTTACGAGCTGCATTGCCAAACGTAGTGCCAGGCTGTGCAAACAATTCCTGTGGGCTTTTGCCGCTTTCCATTGCAGCCATAACCTGCTCTGCGCTTGGCTGGTTCTCTGCGCCGTATTGCAAACCTTCGCGCTCTGCCTGTTCAGCCGCTTTCTTAAATGCAAATTCAGATACGCGATCTAGCGCAGATGTAATCGTAGTTAGCTGTGCAGCAGACTCTTTTACATCAGCACGATCTAAACGTGGAATATCAGCAGGCAAATAACCTGTTGGCTGGTAGAGTGGGAGAGTTGCCATATTTAACCTTTAAGCCGGAGACCAAGCGCTGCTTTTATCTGTAACTGGGGCTGGTTCAGATGGGGCGCCACCCATTGAGCTGTAGGACGCAGCAGCTCCACCCAACTTACCAGCGGCGTTAAAGTAGCCTGTGCGCTCTGCTGTTTTGCCTGCGCTTTCATATAGGCTGGCTTGAATCAATCCATTGCGGCGCTGGCCTTCTGCGCCAGATAAGGCAAACGCAAACTCTTTACCGCCGCGTGTGCTGTTTACTGCTTGAATTAATCCAGCAGATCCTTCAAAAGCATTTACGCCACCAGCAAAGCCACGGGCAATTACAGCTGCATTGGCTGAATTAGTACGTTGCAATATTTGATTAGCTTGAAACTCATACTTAATCGCTGCGCGCTCAGTCTCAATGCGAGTCATAGCCGCCTGCTGGTCATAGTATTTTTTCTTGTCCTGGCCTTCTTTAATTGAGCCGTAGGCCGATACTACAGCTAACGCTATTGCAACTGCTGCCATGCTATGTCCCCTGATGTGTAGCTACTTTGTACTCCATACCCAATAAAGTCATCTTTAAAGGTACGTCCTGAGATATCGTAATCTTAGCCTCTTGCGAGTAACCTAAAATTCCATGTAATGTTTTAGTTCCCGTAAACTCTGCGACTGGCTCATCCAAGATGTCGCCAAAAGCACGGAATGGGATCTGCGTACCGTTAATCTTCATGTGTTGCGTATTTGCAACAAGGGCGTTGACCTCAACAATGCGTTTCTTAAAGCCAAGGCGCGTGCCTGTTTGCAGCTTTAAATCAACTGGCATGGTGCGAGCCTCAACCGCAATAGGCAAACCGATCTCATAGGATGATGCTGTAGCTCTAGGCAGCGTTACGGTACCGCCACTAGGCACAACCTGGTTGGCCTGTACTGCGCCATCCTCAAGGATATTAACGGTCTCAGTTGCTAAGTGCGCCATCGTTACTGTGCTTACTACACCTGTGCCTGATTTAGCAGAGTCTGTTAGTAAGTCGTTATCAAAGACCTCTACGTAAAACTGATTAACGCCATTTACATTGCGGCGCACAACGCTATATATCGTAGATATATCTACGCTGACATCAATGTATGCGCCATCTACCGTAATAAACTCAGATGGGGCGATGACGTTCTGTGCACGCAGCAAAGAAAACACAGCCATCGTGCCATCATTAGAGTTGGTCATCAATAACAAATCATTCTCATCTGTAGCTACAGACCTACGCAAAGCCAGGCGGCTTGGCCCTTTTAGTAAGTGTCCAGCCAGTAAGGATATTTTTTGAGTAACATACGTAGCTTGCGTATCTGTATAAGCAAACTCGTTTAACGATTTACCTTGGCGCTGGATAAACAAAGTGCCTGACTCTAACTGCTGCACCCGTACACCTTGCTGCGTGCCGTTACGGCTAGCAGTCTTAACAAAGAAGTTAGTAGGCGTAATTGGATCTAGGCCATTTTGCGGAACGTAGAACTCGCCGCCAGTAGTAAACACCTGCAAGTCGCGACCAGAGATAATATCGACAATCGCGTTAAATGTATTGGTGTCTAGCGTTGCCTCAACAGCATCATCATCTAAACCTTCAGTAGCATCAAAATCAAAAAAGAGGCCAACCTTAGAACCCCATATAGTACTAGGGCGAGACTTAGAGCCGCCAAAGTACAGACGACCTTCGTGAAAAGTAACAGAGCGAGGCCAACCTTTTCCGCTAGACCATACAGCTTCGTAACCAGATTCATAGTCCCATTGTCCATTCGCGATAGCAGAGGTATTAAAAAACGGAAATTCGGTTATTGCATCTACTGAAGTACCCGAGTTATAGCGCACAATCTTAGCGCGGCCTTGCGGCTGGGCATTGACATACTGACCTACAGCGCCGGAAGTAAATACGCTAGAGGATGCGGTCAGAGTTACCTTGCCGGATACAGCGGATGGCGTTATGGTTCCAGATGGATTAGTAACCGATACCGTAAATGCGTATTTAGGAATAGAGTCAAACGTAATCGCGCTGGCAGTCCAATCAGCATCAGTAGCTCCGCGGACGATTCTAATTGGTGCAACATCAGGATGCACCACAATTAGCGTATCTGCGGATTGAGTCCAAACAATATTGTTTAAGGTAGAACCAGTCAGGCCAACTCCAGATGTAGATAGGAATGAGTTACCTGAGCCATTGATGTTAGTTATTAAAACTCTATTCTTAAATATGTACATCCGACTATTGGTAAAGCACAGCATATAGCTATCAGATGTAGAAAACTCAAACTCAACTAAGCGCACACCGTTAGCGGCAGAGTCAGCCCCAGCGTTAGGTAGAGCTGTAATGTAACGAGAGCCAGGCCTACGGCGAATACCGCCTTGTGGCTGGCACACTACATTGGTAGCCTTCTCTAACGCGTTGGAGTATGCGGTTAAATCTACACGTGCGCGGAGCAATGGATCCAGCTCACCCGTAGAGAAGTTCGTTTGTATGCTTACAAAGCGACTCATTAATACCTCACGCTAATAAGCGAGAAATCATTAATGGCATTAGTAGGATTGCCAGCGCCATCAATATTCATGGCTTGACGTAAATAGCCACCGCGGCCATTCTCTGCTGGAGATCCTGTAGCTACAGATTGCCAGTACTGGCTCTTATCTGTTTGGTCGGTAATAGGCAAAGCAAGGTGCCAGGTCATCATGTACTTGAGGAGCTGCACAAAATAGCTAGGCATCTCAAACTCAGGCACAGAGTACTGATAGTCGATATAGACCTGCTCGTAATCTGCTAGCAGCTTGTCGCCAATAATGCGGTATTCTTTGCGCGGAGGGATGTTGGTAGCGTTAGTATCATAGATAGCTCTAGGACTCGTTAAACGGTCTCCTGGGAGCTGATACTCATAACGGTACTCATTGATAGGCGTAGTAATCAAACGCGCTATAGAAGTCTTTTTATAGCTAAAAGACCAGGGATACATAAGTATGGCCTGATCCTTGATATCTGGGTATAAACGGTTGGCAACAGACGCCTCATCTGTGCCTTCGTCAAAAGACGATATGGGCTTTGCGCCCAGCATCAATAATGCGTCAGAACATATTGATAGTGCGGTATCACCAGCTGCCATTTGACTTGCTCCAAATATCTTTTACCCACCCACCAGAGCCAGCTCCTTTAGGCTCACCGTGGAAACAAACAACCCTTGCATCTTCTGGTTTTGGTTTTCCCATAATGTGTTTCTTATACGAAAACACTTGGTTTGGAAAAACCTCTTGCCAAAAATCATACGGTGCTTGACGTTCAGAGATAAACGACTGGTCTCCTAATCGTGGCGCTTTGTTGTATTCAATCATATACTTATCAACCCCTTTGGTAAAGGTATTATATAAAAATGAATAATCTCCACGCCAAGCCATTAGGCCGCTGTTTGGTACGTTCCAGCTTCCAAAATCCCTAAGCATCGTAAACCTATGGTTATAACTAGCAAAATGTGAAATATCACCAGCTATTACCGTATCTAAATCAATGTATAAAACGGTGTCGTCAAATACCTCTGAGAATATCTCAATCTTTGACCACCAGCCCGGCCAGTTATTCTTTAAAGGAATACGCTCGCACGGTACATCAACATCAGAAAAACAAATAAAACGATGGGGAATTGTCAGGTTATTTGCCACCATATTGCGTAACCGCAATACATCGTCTGGCGTATATCCATCTTTGTATATTGCCTGGTCAAACCGCCCAGCCTTCAACACACAAACCACGTTTAGCATGGCATCCCTAATATCTTATTTGTTTCACCGCTTACAGAGTAAATGCCCTTTGTTAATCCCCTTGTTTTGTGGCCTCTAAGTATTTCAGCCCAATGCTCTATTTGATTCCACTCAGCAAACTGCCCACTATCCTTTGTTGGTTTACTCGTATATTTATCCGAATACACCAAACTGTCTATGCTTAACGGCGCACCAGCCATTATTACCTCATCAAATCCCATGCCGTGCTTTGCCCATAATGCGCCAGCTACGCCACTTGAACCAGCTACCCAGCTAATGCTAGGCCACTTGTAATCCACAAACTCCCACTTATCCTTTGATACTGGCAAAAACCAAATGCCACCGCCATTACTAAACTTTCTGGGCCTAGCGTGTACGTATATCTTACGACCAGCGTGTTCCTTAAACATCTGAGCGTGGTCTCCATGTTGAGTCCAAATATGCTCAATCTCAGGAAACATTGCCGCAGCATTGTTTACTCCTAACAAAACAGCATCGGGCCATAAGGCCCGTGCTATTTCTACATCTTTAAAAACACAAGGAGCCGCACCACATATAATGGCGCGACCCTTGTGCTTAGTGCCATAGATTTCAGCCATAACTAAGGTAAACCCTAATTATTAGTCGCTATCAATAGTACCTAATGCAGTTGCGTTTGTTACGTCAACAACACCAGCAGTAGTATTACCAGTAACGATAACAAAACCAAAGGTTGGGGTTGTGCCAGCAGAATTTGCGTGGACGTACATTAAATCGCCAACTTTAAGCAACGATGCTGCGCTGTTGAAATAACCAGACGCGTCAACCGCCGTAATAAGGTCAGTAGTTTTGTAAGTCCAAATCTGTGGAGCGTTGCCAGCTTTTGAGGCAGATGCCACGTTTAAACCAGTTGAGCTATAAGCCATGATTCAATCTCCTATTAAGCAGTTTCGCGTGCTGTGATTTTTACAATACCCTCAGCATCGATAGCGATTGCACCGGCAGAGAATACAGAGTTCACTAAGAACGATGTCTTTTCTGGGATGTAATTTACTTCGGTGCGAGGAGCGATACCTTCAGCGTAGCCAAGAGCGTCCTTGTGGAAAGCAAAGCAAGTACGATCCAAGCTACCATCAATAACCAAGCCGCCTTCAGTACGGTCACCCATTACATGGAAAGTAAAGCCTAAGAACGTATTAATCTCGCCGCTTACCAAAGCCTTAACGGTATTGAAGTCAGAGCTAGTTACAGCTGTCTCAGACAACAATGATGCCAAGCCAGAGGCGTGGAGAATAATATGACGGCCTTCTGGGGGTACGTTAGCGCGGTCAAGTTGACGCTTTGCTTCACGCAGTTTAGCTACGTTAAGGTTGGTATCTGTACCACCGATATCGTTGCTAACTGTGCCTGTGCCGCTAGCAGCTGTCAATGCGTCTAGGATTAACTGGTCTTGACGGCGGCCAATGGCGTTGCCCAATACTTGTACGAGCTCAGAACGCTCATCAAAGTTTACTTTGGCTTGGCTGAAAATATCGCTATATTCAGCAGCGTTCCAATCTTGCAATGTGCAAGTTACATTGGAAAAGCCTACGTTTAATGGGGTTACATCGGTTTGGCTGATGCGAGCTGTAGCTACGCCCTTGCCAACTTTAGGGAAACGGACGGTAGAGCCTTCTACTCCACGACGCTGACGTACAGCACCAACCAGCATAGCCTTGCCCTGGTAGGCCTGTTTTACCTCAGCATCAAATAGAGTTACAAAGGCATTAGATAATGAAATGCTCATTTGAAAATCTCCTAAGATAGGTAAACAAAAAATTAAGGTTTATTGCTTCGGTTAGCCTGTTTCGCAGGGCCGTATGCTTGCTAGTTACGCTAGCCAGTCGGCAGAGATATCTGCATTAAGGGTCAATTAAATGATATGCCTTATGGAGTTTCTAGCAGAAGTGTTACTAAAACGCAACAGTTTGTGTAAATATTTTTATAGGCGTAAAAAAACCCCGGCCGTACTGCGCCGGGGCAAGCCACTCCCGTGAAGGATCTATTGACCGAAAGTCGAGTTAAACAACTTCTCTACCTTGGCTCGGTATGCTGGGTCTGACTTGTACTTAGGATCCGCTACCATCTGATAGAGCTCATCCTTAGATGGGGCTCCCTCAACTGGCATGGAGTGGGTAGGAATCCGAGTACCCTCGTAAGCCTCCCGTACTTTAGCTAAGGCCTTTAGGCCTTTGGCTGTGCCGCCCATATACTTAAATTCCTCAAAGTCATCTTTACCCCAGATGCCTTTGTTTACTAGCCCACGCGCCCAGTCAGTCATGCCTTTAATTACGACATCAGCATTAGGGCCTAGAGCTGCGCGCTCTTGCTCGATAGTGCGCTGGCCTTGCTCGACCTGATCACCACCCATTTTAACAACTTCACCGACTAGGGTATCTAGCGCGGCCTGCGATACACCATACTCCTTAGCCCAGTTTAATACATGACTTTTTACAGGGTCATTTTCTGGGACATCGCCAAATACTGCGGTATCGTACTGCCCATCTGCTGGGGCTTTGTGCTTACCCTGGCTAATCTGCTTACGCAGGTCAGACCATGACTTTGCAATGCCCTCTAAATCTGGCTCAGTAGTGTCTTTTTTCCAAAAGTTCTCTGGCCACCAATCGGGTCTTTCTAAAGGAGAATCATCTTCTTGTGGCGCCAAATGGCTTATTGCTGTGCTATTTGGGTTTTGCTGCTCTGCGGCATTACTGTCATCAACTGTTGCTGAATCCAATAGGCCGCTATCTTCTGCGGGTTGGTTCGCTTCGTTTTCCATTTTTACATTTTCCTAGCTTTAATTAGCCTCGCTTC